CAAAGTTTACAAGACGTATTTCACCGCCATCTTTTGATGAATTAACATAGTAACTTCCTGTTCTTCTGGTAATACCGCCTTGAGGGAAGACAACCATATTCTGTAGGGTTTGAACACCAGCACTATATTTCTGTAAGTCTACCCTTCCTTCAAGTCTTGGTGTTAGTTCACCAGACTGGAAGTTGGTTACTATGGTTGACACTCGTGCCATATTATACCCTTACATCAATAAATTCACTTGAGGTCAATCTATCTGGTACACCTTCCATAGCATCCATTGCTTTGGCTTCTGATAATCTAGCTTGATATAATTGATATATCTGACCTGATAAGGATGAACTTCCTGTAATTGCATAGGCAACTTCAGAGGCTAGTTTATGTGCTATTGTGCTTGATAATAAACTATCATATTCTTCTGTATCGGTAACTCTTGCTACATATATTATCTTACACGCAGTTTCATCTGATAATACTTTTCTTCCTTCTATTTTAAACATAACCTGTGATTCATATGCAGCTATATCCTGATTTATACTATCGGTATAAAAGGATAGAACACGTAAGCAAAATGGATCTGTTGGAAGGGAGAACTGGCTTGTAAAACCAAATGGCGGAGCATCAGAGTCTTTAGCTAATGATGCTCTTCTTATAGCGGAGTTCCAAGGATGGGAACGTAATACTTGGTCTCTAACAGTAGTAAATCTTCGGTTGCAGAGTTTGGCTTCTTTGGAGTTTTCATCAAGAGAAGTTATTGTAGCTGCACCAAGTAAATCCATTGATTCATTACAAATATCAACAACAGAAGACATATCTTTTATCCTTTAAATTATGTTAGGGCAGTACCTTATCATGAGTCAGCACTGCCCCAAATTATTTAGTCTACGGCATATTCAATAATAAATGCCATGTCTCCTAATGTTCCACCAGTAGCATTAAAAGTTGCTGCCACATATAGTGGCTCACCTGGGTCTGTACTTAAACCGCCAAGCTCAAATAGTTTTTGACCTGTTGTATTTAAATCAAGAACTTCATAGCGAAGTTCCGCAAGGGCTGCACCATCTGCAACAGAAGTTGCTAAACAGTCCTCATCTACAACAGTATTGTCTAACTTATATAAGCCAACATTGTAAGTACATGAACCACCTAATGCATCTGTGCCAATCCTAATGGACACAAGATTAGCGTGTGATGGTATAGGAGCAAGATAAACGATATCATTATCTGTGCTGTCACCAGCAGCTAATGCCACGTTTCCTGATGCTATTCTGATTCTTCCACCTAACTCACTTGCTGGATTAGCAACTTGAGGTAGTGCAAGATAATTTGCGACTAAGTCGGAATTTTTAGTTGTCATTTTCTATTCTCCTATCTTAGTCTGGTGTTTCATCACAGAATATTTTTACGACTTTGGACTCTTCCATCCGCACCGCACCAATATCCATGCAATAGTAAACTTGAGTTGCATACCCTTTATCAGCACGCTCATCAATTCTTGCAGAAACATCTTTACCTATTCCAAGGGTAATGCCATCCTCTGCCCATGCAAAGCATGAACGGATATCATTTGTATCTACATCAAGACGATTTGTCATAATGAACTCGAAGCCTAGAAACGTATTGATATCACCTTGAGCTAACGCCTTCACAGTGTTGAAGTCTGAACTGGTAACCTGAGTTGTACCAAGTAAGTCTTCAATCTGCTTTGGCCCTACTGCAATGTAACGTGCGATAGAAGGGTCAACATCATTCAAATCCATCTTACGCTTTGCTTCAAGCAACTTGGCAATGGTTAATCCATCATTTGATGACGAAGAACCCACCATGTTTGCTGTTGCATCTAGCGTAGCTGAACCAGAACCTGTTTCGCCTGTTGATGCTGTACCAAGTGCAGCTGCGATAATAACATCATCCATAGCACGACCCATTGCAGCAGCAGCTGCTGATGCATATTGTGATGTTGGGTCAATTAACATACGAACTTTATCTTGGTCATCGATTAAGTCTGCATATTCGTATGATGCTAATGATACTCTACGTCTTGCGTGTGGGGTATCAAGTTGCGGTGTATCACCATGTCGGCTTGTGCGAAGCTGTGCTGTCGCTTTACCAATCTGGTCTATAAATGCGTTCTTACCAACAACATTTTCTATATTAACTGCATCACGTAAACGGCTACCCATTTGTTGTGAGAGCATTTGCACATTAGCAGAATATTGTTGCACGAACGCGGTTGTTACTTGTGAAGACATATTTAACTCCTTCTTTCACAAATTGCGTTTATACTTTTATCGATGTGCTACCCTCACGGACACGCCTAGGCTTTTTAGTTGCCGTAGAACTATCGTCTATCCGATTGTCTTCAGGACGGTTTGAACCGCTACCCTTGATAACCCAACTCCAAAGCAACTCTGCTTTTTGTTCAAGTTGGCTTATATCTAAAATATCTCTATTTGCACAAGTTTGCAAGAGGTTACATATTAACTCATTTCTAGCAATGATAATGTCATTATTATCCATGTATCATTTCCATTAATTCATTAACTCTATTGATAGCTCTTTGCCGTGCTACATAATTCTTTTTATCTGTATATTCTGGCGAGTTCATAATAGAAGTAACTTCTGCCTGTGCTTCATTAGGCGTTAGTTTACGTGTTTGTGTTGCATCTGCAATTGTATCTTCACTGGTAGAAGAATTAACAAAGTTAGCAATTTCAGAAAAATATTTTATAACCCTAGGGTCATCGCCAAACTTCAACCCACTAGCTAACTCTAATTCATAAATATCAGAGTCACCAAATTTACCAAGCAATCCTTTGACGCTTGCAAGTTTATCATCATAAGCCTGACCCCATTCTTTTTTTAATCCGTTTATGGTTTCTTCTTTGAGACTTTCCTGTTGTCGGCTAATCTCTTCCTGTGATGTATTTACGGTAGATTTATAATACTCCATCACACCATTTACCTGATTAGGTGTTAGGTTAAGTTTATGTGCTATGCCCTTAAAATTACTAGCAACTTCTTCTGTTACTATGTTTCCATCTACGACAACATCATACTTATCGGATGTTTCTGGTACACCTAGATATTGATGTATTTTACCAAGCTGTTCTTCAGATGGGTTTTTAGGTGCAGCTAGTTTATCTGCGCCAATCAATTGTTGTGCATTTACATAGGATTTAGCCAGATTACCTACATCTTTTATGGGGGATAGACTTGGATGTGAGCGTAATTCTTCTGGCAACTGGTTTAAGAAATCGTTACCAGAACCGCCCTGTGCTACTTCTGCTGGTGTTTCTAACACCGTTGTAGTTGGCTGGTCTACCTGTTCGACTACCTGTTCTTCCATTTTTACTCCTTATTAATCATATTGTTAATATGTAAGAAAACAGCACGTTTTCCTTCTTCATAAGCAGATGCATTAGCATCTCCTGATACATGGGTAGTTGTCATCCAGTGACATCTATTTGCTAAATCTGTAAATACTCTCTTGCCATTTTCAGATGTAAATGTCTGAGTATACATATCTCTAAGCTGTTCTATTTCTTTTTGTCTTTTATCTTGTGTATAGGCTTCATTTACGATTGATTCTGGTTCTGCCATTATTTACTTACCATCCTAACTGCTTGCGCTGCTTGCGCGGTATCGGCTACATCCTGTGATAATGCTTCACGTTCTTGCATAGCCTGTTGCATTTCCTGACGCTGTTGTCTCATTGCATCAACTTCTCTTTGTGATTTTAATGTCATCTTAGGCACACCCAGACTATCTGTAATGTGTCGCACCAATCCATCTGGGTCTATATGGTCACCAACAGGCAATGCCTGTGCTAATGGCATTAATATTTCCAATGCCTTCATAGTATTATTTAGACTGCTAGATTTTTGTGCCATAGCCAATGGGGATACATATTCAATATCTACATCTCTTCCCTGTATTAATGGTGGTGCTTGTTGGAGCATATCTTCTCTTAACATTAATGCAAACACACGGTCTATTAATGGACGTAGCATTTCATTCATTAGCCTTCCAAGAACAGGGCCAATAACTCTCATACGCTCTTCTTGTCTTTGTATGACTTCTGTTGCTGTCATATTAGGAGAGCCACCAACCAATATTTGGTCTACATAAAATGCAGAACGGATAGCCTGTCTTCGTTGCTCTTCCATACTCAACCCAACATTTGTATTACTGCCTGTATTCAAAGGCGTAATGGTATCTCTTGTGCCAGAGCGATAGAAGTTTAAACCGCCAGGCTGTGTTCTTACAGGCAACATAAAGCCATCATCTGGTACAAGTAACGGTGGGTCGATTTGTTTCTGCGCTGCCTGAATAATTGTTTTACTCATTAGGTTTAACATTTTAACATCAGGTAATGCCGTCATCGCAGGAGAACGCCCCATTATCTCACCTGTACTTTTTAAGAAACGAGGCACGATAAACGGCATTTCTTCAAAGCCACCTTCTGATAATATCATGCGTGATTTACTACACACATACACAGAAGCAAATGGCATATTTATATTATCGCGTTTTGTAATATCTCGTACCATACGAGGCGTTACGATATGCAATATTTCAACTGGTTCTTCTGGGTTCTTTTTAAATACTTTGGCTATATGGTCACCAATATTTTCTTCCCCGAATCTTTGTACCGCTGCTTTAGCAGAAGACTCATATTTTCGATACACCGTATCAACCATACCATGTAGGTCTTCTTGAACATAAAACTCTGATATATGCCGTGTAGAACAACGAAGCTGTTTATCTTCTCCCATTTCTACAAACATACAACCAGTACCAAATACAACTAAATCTACATATAATTCATGCACTTCCGTTTCAAAGTTGGATTGATTGAATAATCGCATCATACGTCTTGAGGTATCTTGCAACCATTCTCGTACATCATCATCACGATTTATATCAGTATCCTTAACATCCAGATGAAACCAAGGTGATGCACCGCTAGTCAGCATACCATGCAATGAAGAAGCTAATAAATCTACAGCTTGCAAAGCTGTACCATCATAAATTTGTTCCATGCGCTTTTCGCCTTTGGAACGCTGTTTGACAATCTCTGCTTTTCTGGGAAGCATAAAGTCAGCCAGTTCCTGATAATGGGTATTCCATGTATCACGCTGGTCTTCAACATACTCAAAGCGTTTAAGTAATGCTTTTAATTCTTCTTCTGTCATTTAATTATCGTCT